GAAGAAGGTTATCCGATAATATGCAATGAAGGTGGGTCAAGGTCAAGTAAAAGCTATTCGGTTGTTCAGTTATTAATCCACATTGCTTTAACCAAGCCTAATACAAGAATTTCGTGCGTATCTCATTCCCTACCACATATTAAGCGTGGAGTTTATAGGGATTTCAAAAACATATTGGAGCAATGGAATATTTGGGATGAAAAGGATTTTAGGTACACGGATTTTATTTATACGTTTAAGAACGGCTCTTACATAGAGTTATTTGGACTTGAAGACCCTGACAAAGCAAAAGGACCAGCAAGGGATATACTATTCGTAAACGAGGCAAACCTTATTAGTAAGGCTTTGTTTGACCAGCTTTTAATTCGTACAACTGGACAATCATTTTTAGACTGGAATCCAGCAGACTTTATTTCTTGGGTGTATGAAATAGCCGATAATCCTAATAACAAGCGCATACATTCTACCTACCTAAACAATATTTCAAACCTAAGCGAAAGCCAAATAAGAAACATTGAGCAATACAAAGATTTACCAGATGACTTTATGTGGAAGGTTTACGGATTAGGGGAACGAGGCTCTGCAAAGGAAATTATATACACTCAATGGAAACAATACGATGAAGCACCAGATGGGGATGTGTTTTATGGATTGGACTTTGGTTACGTTCACCCAGCTGCACTTATAAAGGTTACACACTACGAAGGACAAAACTACTTTGAGGAAATAGTTTATCAAAGCGGACTTACTCTTAGCGACCTATCAAGATTGATTAAGGAAAAGCTACCAGAACGAGCAACAATCTATGCGGATGCTGCCGAACCTAAATCTATTGAGGAACTTTACCGACAAGGCTTTAATATCAAACCAGCACAAAAGGATGTATGGGCAGGAATAGTTAAAATGAAATCTTATCCAATAAACTTGCACTACAATAGCAAAAACCTAAGAAGGGAGTTTATGTCTTACAAATGGAAAAAGGATAAAAACGATAACGTAATAGAAGAACCTGTAAAGGCAAATGATGACTTGATGGATGCTTGTAGGTATGCCGTGTTTACGCATTTAACCAAGCTAAAATTTGAGGTGTCGGTATTTTAGGATAAATTGTCTAACTTTGTTAAAATTCATATATAATGGGATTACTTGACTTTTTTGGTAAAAGACAAAAACTATCTACTGTACTACCACAAATTCCTTTTAACGGACAAGTTGCAATACAACAAGGGATAATAACTTGGCAAGGTGGCGATAACATTAGCTTTGTTAATGATGGTTATTCAGCAAATGATATAGTTTATTCAATCGTTAAATTAATTGCGGACAAAGCAAAACTTGCTCCATTCCACGTTTACAAAGTAGTGGATGAAACTTCTGCAAAGAAATACAAAGCGTTAATGAGCCAACCAGATAAGATTGAGAACTGGAAGGATGTTGAAAAGCTACATAAGAAAGCATTTGAAATATATACAAAAGATGCAAGATTAAACGAGTTATTAAAATACCCTAACCAAGAAGATACATTTGGCGATTTCGTAGAGGCTTGGTGTACTTTTAAATTAGTTACAGGTAATTCTTTTGTTTACGCAAAGATGATTGAAGGTGGTAACAATGATGGCAAACCTTATGAGTTATACGTATTGCCTTCGCAATATATGTACGTGTTAGCTGACATTCAAAACTTCCCTCCAACGATTAGTGGATACCAATTAAATTATGGTCCACTTTGGAACTTTACTAAACAAGAAGTATTACAAGATAAATACATAAACTTACAATGGAATACAACTGGGAATCAACTATATGGTCAATCTCCTTTAATGGCTGCTGCGAGAAACTTGACTCGTTCAAACGAAGCGAAGACTGCGGCGGTTGCTTCTTTCCAGAATGGTGGTCCAGCTGGAGTTTTATTTATGAATGATGATAGGTTTGACCCTATTAGCGGAACACAACAAGCACAAGCACTTAAGAGAGCAGTAAGCGAAAAAGGTGGCTCTGCTAACTTTAATTCAATTGCGGTTAGTGGTTACAAAGTTGACTGGAAACAAATCGGTTTAAGTCCTGTTGAATTAGATATCATTGAAAGTGAGAAATGGGATATGAAAGCACTTTGTAATATTTACGGAGTACCTTCTCAATTATTAAACGATGCTGATAATAAGACTTACAACAACCAAAGAGAAGGAGAGAAAGCATTGACAGTTCGTTGTGCTATTCCTTTGTTAGTTGGTATTCGTGATAACTTAAATAGAAAATTACATAGCGATTGGGGTTATCGTGGAACTGATATTTATGTTGACTTTGACCCAACTGTTTATGGTGAATTAGAAGCAAACAAATCGGAACAAGTAGAATGGTTAGATAAGGCTTGGTGGATTGCACCTAAGCAGAAGATGGATATTATGGGATTAGAGATTCCACCATACATAGATCAAACTGAAATGGAAAAATTATACATTCCTTCAAGTTTACAAAGTCCAGATGAGTTTCAACCATTAACGCTACCAAATGAATAGCCAAGAGATTATAGATAAGTTATTTGATTTAAAGGTTGACCTAAAAGCCGACCTTAGCGAGGTTATTGATGAAGTTTACGCAAAGTATCACGAAACAGTGAATATGTCTTACTCGGAGTTAAAGGCTTGGAGTGAAACAAAATGCTCACGTTTAGCATCATTAGATAGGAGTCCAGTAAATAGGAACTTAAATCTATTAAGCAAGAAAAAAGCTGATTGGGGTGCAAATGAAGTTAAGTCTGCAAACAGAACCATTAGCTTTGTAAGTAGAATGAAAAATATGGAGCAAGGCAAACCTGTAAACAAAGAGTGTCCATCTAAGAGGGATATTTCCTTAAAGAACTGGGCATACAATCCAAATAAATAAATATGAATTACGCACAAAAATTCGCAGAGTTAGCTAATGAGTTAATAAGCGAAATAAAGAAAACAACAGGAATTAATCGTAGTGGTATTACACAAGCTGCTTCATTGATTGGTCAAGGCAAAGTAATTAGTTCAAGAAGTTGGAATCCACCAAGCGCAGCAGAAGAAAACGCATACATTGAGGAAAACGGAATGGCTGCTTATGGTAAATGGTTTTTAGGCATTGATGCAAACGCAGATATGGACACTAAAGAGCATTGGCACTACATTTATACAAGTGATTTTGTAAACGTTGATAGAGCTGGACTTATTGCGATTAGACAAAGAGCAGGTCAACAAGGTCAAACAGATGTATTTAATGCAGCTGGTAAGTTACTTGAAAAATTAGATGCATAATGATTTGGCAAGATTATAGGAAACTATACTTAAACGCAATAAAAACCTATTCGCCAAAGTTCAAGAAAGAACTACAAAGGCAAGTGGATACTTATTGCGATACCCAAGATTTAAACGCTATAAGCGATAAAGGAATAAAAAAGACCATCCAAAACCTTCATATTGCAATGGGGGTTAAGATGGCACAAATTTCGGAAAAGAATGTATCAAAGTCGGTTAAAGGTTATTCTGGTCCAGAGGAGTTTAAGAATAAGCAGACTGATTTGTTTACTTATGTTGTGTTGACATACCTTGAACTAAAAGGCTTAGATGAGATTGCTGGTGAAATTACGGATACTACAAAAAAACAAATTCAACAATATTTAGCAAAATCTATTGAAGAAGGTTTAACTATGCCAGAAACAATAAAACTATTAAGAACGGCTGATCTTACGAATTATAGAGCAGCAATGATTGCAAGAACGGAAACTGGAAGGGCAGCAAACATAGGTTCAATGATTGGTGTAACTGCAACTGGACTTGTAACTATAAAAGAGTGGATTGCAGCAAGGGATGCAAGAACAAGGCGAGTGCCACCAGATGCTTTTGACCATTATCATATGGATGGAACTAAAATACCTTACGATGAAAAATTTAATGTTAAAACTAAGAATGGAGGTTTTGAGCAAATGTTACATCCTTGCGACCCAAGTGGAAGTGCTGGGGATGTTATCAATTGCCGTTGTACGTTAGGTTATGAAGCGGTAAGAGAACCAAACGGAAAGCCTAAAAGGTTAGCAGATAATCCACCAATGGGCGATATGGGTAGAATATATAGACTTTTAAATGATGCTAATTTACAGGAGATAAGAGAATTAATAAGACAAGCACTTGCAGATTAAAAAAAATTAATAACTTTGTTATATGAGTAAGATTGAAAACAAAAGCTACAATGATATGATTTTGGATATAGAGCCAGAATCAAGAACAGTAAAAGCGTGTTGGTCAAGAATTGGGAACGTTGATTTAGATAACGATATTATCGTTGCTGAAGCGTTTACCAAGACTATCAAAGAACGTGGACCAAAGGGTAAAAATATGATTTGGTCTTTAGTAGACCACAAAGCTGATATGGCACATACTTTAGGTAAGCCTAAAGAGTTATACATAGAAGGCGATATGCTTGTTGCGGTTACTGACTTAATAGAAACTGAATGTGGCGAAGATGCTATCAAGTTATATGAAGCTGGTTTAATCAATCAACACTCAATCGGATTTAGTACGTTAAAGTCGGATGTAAACCAAAAGACTGGTGTGCGTACAATCACGGAATTAAAACTATATGAAGGTTCTGCGGTTCTTTGGGGTGCTAATCCAGAAACACCAACATTGGGTTTCAAGGGTGAGTTCAAAGAAACAAAAGAAAACTTATCAATAAGATTAGAAAACTTAATTAAGGCATTTAGAGGTGGTACATTCACAGATGACACCTTTGCTTTAATGGAGATTCAAATAAAACAAATACAAGCTGAATTATTGGCTTTGGAAATTACTGAAACAATCACTCAACCCGCAGAAGCAGTTGAGCCGACACCAGTGGTAGAAGAAAAGAATAATGAGGAAGTATTAAAGGCAATTAAGCAATTTAACAATCTATTTAAAAAGTAAAAATGGAAAATTTAATCAACGAAATGGCTGAGAACCTTAAAGGTTTTCAAGCTAATGCAGAAGCTCAAATTAAAGAGGTGGCTGCACAAGTAACTGTTGTAAAAGACGAGTTACAAAAACAAATCGACGGACAATTAGCTGCACAAAAGAAAGCTGCTAAGAAGGAAGTTAAATTTATGGATGAGGTTATCTTAGAAAAATTAGATGGTCAATTCGATGCAATGGAAAAGTCTTTAAAGAACAATGGTAAATTCCGTTTGGATTTATCTGATGTTAAGACTATGACTTTAAGCGGTAACTTAACTGGTGATGCACAAGCATCTTATGCTCCAAATCCAGCTATCCAACCTGCTCAAAGTTTAAACTTTAGAGATTTAATCCCAACAGTAAGAAGCGAAAGCGGATTGTATGTTTACTATCGTGAGAACGCTGGTTTGACTAACAACATCGCTGCTCAAACTGAAGGTTCTAACAAAGGTGAAAACAACTACTCTTTAACAGAAGTTAAAGTTGTAAACGATTACCTTGCTGGTTTCTCTACTTTCTCTAAGCAAATGTTAAAGTCTTTACCATTTATGACTCAGACTTTACCAAGAATGTTACAAAGAGATTTCTTCAAGGCTGAAAACGCTGCGTTTTTCTCTACTGTATCTGGTGCTGCAACTGGTTCAACTACAACTGCTGAAACAGATGATTTATTACAATTGATTGATTACATCGGCAACCAAAAGACTGCGAACTTTGTTCCTTCTTATGCTTTAGTATCTCAAACACAAATGGGTCGCTTATTGAAAGCAACTATCGCTGCTGGTTACTATGCTGGTTCTGGTTCAGTTGTTGTAAACCCTAATGGCGGAATCACAATCTGGGGTGTACCTGTTGTATCTGCTTCTTGGGTAACTGATGACAAAGTATTAATCTTTGACGCAAGCTACTTAGAGAGAGTTGAAGTTGAAGGTTTAGCTATTGAGTTCTCTTACGAGAATGGCGAAAACTTCCAAAAGAACTTGGTAACTGCTCGTATTGAGTGTTACGAAGACATCAACTTAATGTTGACTACTTCTGCTATCTATGCAGATATGGGTAACGTATAGTTCTAAAGGTTTAGTAAATAATGACCCCTGCCAATTCGGTGGGGGTTTTTTATTGGAATAAATTAAGTAATTTTGTAAAAAAAGGGTATGTCTTACAATAATTATATTAATGATTTTAGTGCCGTTCCTATCGCACCAATAACAGAGCCAGTTACTTTAGCAGAAGCAAAATTGTATTGCCGTGTTACTACAACCGCTGAAGATACTTTGATTACGTTAATGATTACACAAGCAAGGGAAGCTATTGAAGTGGCAACAGGATTGAGTTTAATACCAAAAGACATAACTACTTATTTTAACAATGTAAGTGGCAATTTTGAGATTCCATTCGGACCAGTTGACATTGATACGTTTGAGTTGTTTGATATGGAGCAAAATGCTATGGAGGTTACAACACCTAACTTACAATTGATAGGCAATGAGTTCCCTAAATTAGTTTCACCAAGATATGCCAATTTAAAGGCTACTTATGAAGCTGGTTACACAACTATCCCTAAAGACCTTAAATTAGCCATATTAGACCAAATCTCTTATGACTACGAGAATAGAGGCTTAGATGGTGATTCTGGTATTTGTGAGAAATCTTGGAAAGCGTGTCAAAGATGGACAAGAATAAGCCCAATTTTATAATATGAAGTTAGGAAAAGCGAAAGCAAACTACGTTGATGCCAACACGATGACTCGCCAAGTTGGAATCTATGCTCCAACAAGGACAAGTGATGGTCAAGGTGGGTACACAACCACATTTGCCTTACAAAGCACTGTTTGGGGTGATTTAAGACCAGATAATCAAGTTCGTGAGATAGGAGAGTCGGAATTACAATTTGACCAAAGAAACCGCCTTTATATTCGTTTTGGAGTTACTATATTAGATTCGTACGAGGTAGAGGTTGAAGGCGATAGATACACAATACATTCCATTAAGAACGTAGAGAACCAAAATAGGTTCTTGGAGTTAATAATTTACAAGTAATGGATAGAGTTACTTTAGATATGGTAAATTTAGCTGATGTATTTAAAGACTTAGATAAATTGGATGTTAAGATACAAGCTGAAGTAAGAGATGAAATGAATGCATCTGCTTTGACTATTCAATCTAATGCTAAAAGAGCAGCACCTGTTGACTTAGGTTTTTTAAGGAATAGCATTTATTTAAAAGAAGATAGCAAAAAGCAAGAGGTTGTTTTTACTGTTGGCGCAAAGGCAAAATATGCTCCATACATTGAATTTGGAACAGGAACTGAAGTAACTGTTCCAGCTGGTTATGAAGAATTAGCTATTGTATTTAAGGGTAAAAAGGCTGCTAAAGTAAATATTAGACCACAACCTTTCTTAATACCTGCTTTTGAAAATGAGAAACCTAAATTAATTGAAAGAATAACTAAATTGCTAAAGAATGTTAAATCCTAATATTGAGATAAAAAAGTGGTTTTATACCAATTTGACAAGTGCAACTTCATTGGTTGTTTATGATGGTTTTGCTCCAGAGGGTGCAGGTAACGAGTATATTGTTTTAACTGGCAGAACATCAACACAAGATCAAGGCAAAGAAGGTTATACAAATACAATTACTATCATAGTTGATATTATTACAAAAAATGCTAACTTTGGATATAAACGTGCTGAAACTATAAGCGATTTAGTCTTGACTGCAATCAATTCGGACACCAATATTACATTGGCAAACGGATTTACGGCATCAAGTTTAAGTGTTGAAAGTGTAAGAAACTTAGATGGCTTAAACCCTTTAGATAACGTTTTTAGAGTATTAATAACTTATAACATAATCATAACTCAAAATTAAAATTAAATAAAATGGCAGAAACAAAAGTAAGCGGTAGAGATTATATCCTCTTAGCTGACATTAACAATGATGGAACATTCAAGCCTGTTGCTTGTTTGACTTCTAATGCTTTGACATCAACTTTAGGAACAATTGATGCAACTTCTAAGTGTGGCGACCAGTACACTCCAAATCAATCTTTTAACCAATCTTTTGAATGTGAAGGTTTTGCGATTGATGAAACAGGTACTCCTTCTAAAGATAGCTACCAACAATTGTATGCTGCTCACGCTGCACAAACATTGTTTGCAATTAAGATGGGTAAAGCTACTCCAACAGCAGGTGATATCACTTATGGTGGTGTTGGTCAATTAGTATTCATTAGCAACTTTAATGTTAATGCTGCTGATAAGGATGATGTTAAATTTACTGCAACTTTTGTTGTAAGTGTACCTCCTATCACACAAACTGAAACTGTATAATAAATAAAAAAAACTATGTTCCAATTAAAAACTAACAACAACACAATCCACCTAAAGTGGGGTACTTGGGCAATGCGTGAGTTTACTAAACAAAACAATATCGGCATTGATGAGTACTTCAAAGTTCTTGCAACGGCTCAAACAAGTTTAGACATTATAGTCCAGCTTGTTTACATTGGTTACAAATCTGCTTGTGTAAGCAAAAAAGATGAAGTAATATATACCATTGATGATGCTTGTGAATGGATTGATGAAGTGGGTTCTATTTTTAGCGAAGAAGGTCAAATAATTGACTATTTAAAATATATCGTTGAAAGTACAGTCCACACCATTACAGGTGTAAAAAAGGAAGAAGAAAAAAAAAAGCCTAACAAAGCTAAGCTGGGATGATGTCTTAGTTAAAGCTGCGGAGTGTGGAATAAGACCAAATGAATTTTGGGATATGACTTGGAAGGACTTTTCCATTATCGTTTTAGGTAAGGAAAGAAATGAGTTAAACGAATGGGCAAGGACAAGAAACCTTGCCTATATTGTATATTTAAGTTCTACTACCGAGAAAACACCTAAAAGTATGAAGGCTTTTTGGAGTATTCCAGAATTAGATGAAGCTGATATTGATGAAGAAAGAGTGATGATAACACAAGAACAATTGGCAAGGACACTTAAATTGTACGGAGCAAACTAATAAAGATGGCAGAAAATATAGATTTAAATATTAATATAGGTGCAAACGTAACTGACTTACAATCGCAACTACAAAAAGCTGAAAATCTATTAAAACAATTTGAGGCTGCTTTAAAGAAAGCTACTAATGTTGGTGAGATTAATTATTTGAATAATTCAATTAAGACTCTTAATACAACAATTAGCACTTTAGGTCAACAAATGAATAAAGTTGGCAGACCTGCTTCCGATGCTACAAATGCCTTAACAAACTTATCAAGGGTTGCACAGGATGCTCCTTATGGATTTATAGGTATTGCGAATAACTTAAACCCTTTATTAGAATCGTTTCAAAGATTAAGTAAAGATGCTGGTGGTGCTGGTGGTGCTTTAAAATCAATGGTTGCAGGTCTTACAGGTCCAGCAGGTATTGGTATTGCTTTAGGTGTTGTTTCATCATTAGTTGTTGCATTTGGTGATGATATAGGTAATTTTATTACCGAAAAGATGCAAGGACTAGGTGAAGCATTTACAATTGAAAGCAATTTAATAAAAGAAAGTTCAAGTGCATTTGTTAAAGCTACCACAGATATTGATAAGCTAAAAAATAGCTTTGAGTTATTTCAACAAGGTTCAATTACTAAAGATAAGTTCTTAAAAGAGTTTAATTCTACTTTAGGAGATACAATAGCAAAAACAAATGATTTAGCTACTGCTGAAAAGTTTTTGACTGATTATGCTCCTACATATATTGATATGACATTTAAAAAGGCTATTGCAGCAGAAGCATCTGCTCAAGCAGCTAAAAAAATGTTGGAGTTGGAAATATCAAAAGGAACTCCTTTAACACCTTCAATTGGAACTGCATTTACTGCTATGTTTGGTAATGCTGCCTCAATTGGTATTCAAGCAGCAGAAAGTAAATTAGCAATTCAAGAAGGTTTACAAGGGCAAATTGATTTATTAAAGAATCTTCGTAAAAAATATGATGAAGAAGCTAATTTGCTTCAATTATCTTTAACTAATACTTTTGGAACTGCTGATGCAAGTACAACTACTGCAAAGCCTAAAAAAGATAAAACATTAACATTAAATCAAGCAAGTGATTTAATTAAAGCGACTAATAGAACAAATACCTTACTTGCACCAAAAGAAATAGCACCAGAAGATACATATTTTAAAGATCAAGAAAAGCTAC